ATGCCTGACTGCTTGGCGGAGGATTTTGGGGCGTGATAGGTGCGTATGCACTATAGTGCAGTGAATATTCCGCGATAGGATTGATAAGAGAATATTCATGTGAGTGAGTACTAACAAAAAAACAGTTAGCTTATCAACGACTTACGAGCGTAGTTAGTGGGCACTAACGTGAATATTCCAATATTCCGTGTTTTGAAAAGGGTCAGGCGGGTTTGTGAATGATGCGTATTGTGTGGTCGCATCAGCGCGTGACTGTTCGGAAACACGGCTACGTGTAGCAGCCTATATTTATATGGAATATTGGAATATTAGAATATTCAAAGTATTAGTTTTACTGTAAGTCGTTGATAAGCCAACTATATTTTTTGTAGTACTGAATATTCCGGTGAATATTCTTATGGCAAACCCTGAGAATATTCAAGACAGCTTGGCTTGCGCCCATGCACCTACATATGTCGCCACGTTTCCGTGGCTACGATTGTCACGCCATTGTTGTGTGTGTTTGTGCGTGGTTTTGTGGTGAGCAGTCAGCTTGGAATATATATTCCGGTTAGGTACTGGTGGAAGACCGCCGGGTAATACTTTATCTTTATCGCCTGTTGCAAGCGATGGCATGGGATACATCGAACCGCGTGGGACAGAATGAATACGCATGAGTTACTCCGTGATTAAGTGAATGAGGGTGAGCAGTTTGATTCATGCTCAGGAATAGTGTGTAGTTCAAGCCTCGATAATCTCAGGTGTACCCTGCTCAGCGATACGCTGAACGATGCCGTACACGAAACCCTTTTGACCCTTAAGTTCTTTGCCTTTGGTCACGACTGCATTGTTGACAGCCAAGCACAAGCCGATCAGTTGATCTTTTGACACTGCACCATGCTGAGGGACTAAACCACCGATAAAGGGCGCGGCAGACTTTGGCACAAGCGTATCGAGGATGTCATTCACCAAAGGGCGATACTGACCATTTGCAAGCCATTTGGCGTACATGGCGTGACCCATGTCCATGCGGGTTTGGCGATCAGCGAAAGCCACTGCCCGAGCAAACGAACCAGTTTTGCCGGTCTTAGAAGACAAAACGATAGATGTGCCATTGTCGATGATGTTTACGAGATTCATGATAATCCTTGAGTAAGTTAGGTTTGGAAGATGCACACTACACCATTGCAATGTACATCTTGAAACCGACTCCCACGCTTGCCATGCGTGTTTATGCCATGCCTTACGGGTTAGGCAATAGAGTCGGACATCACCGGCGTGTTACTTCACCCAAACACGCAAAACGCTACTAAATTTTTAATGAACTGCTTTCACAAAGTGCAACCTATGGTTATCCATGCTTGAATCCGAGAGCATGACGCCCTGAACTGCGAAGCACAGCATAAATTGAACGATGTCGATTGTTAAAGATCACGAAAGCCGAGGGATACGATGCCCTACACTAATGGTTTTGACCCGACAACCATAGGGTAAACCCTTAGGGAGGAGGGGAGAGGGACACGGACACGGCGAGGGGGTGCGTCTGTTTACCTGTTGCTCACTTAACAAGGCCAAATTTTCACCATATACACACGTTTGCCACACCTCGTCCCTTTATCCCCCCGCCCACTTGACAACAGCGCCCATATAGCTACCATACACACGTCACTAACCAACCAAGGAATCGACATGGCTTCTAAAATGCCCGCATCACTCATGGATAAATTTGAAAAATCTGGTAAAGACGTAGAAAAAAAAGGTGTGAAAGAAGGTTCCAAAGCTGATATGGCACTGGACAAAAAACAAATGAAGGGTATGAAGATGCCTGCCAAACCAGCCATGAAGGGCAAGTACTGATGGCAACAAAAAATTGGATTGCTGGAGCGATTAAAAAACCGGGTGCACTTCATAAAGATTTGGGTGTTCCAGCCGGTCAAAAAATTCCAGCCAAAAAATTAGCAGCTGCTGCGGACAAGGGCGGCAAAATTGGTCAACGTGCACGATTGGCTGAGACATTGAAAAAGATGAAATGAAGCGGTATAACTTCCATCTGCCGGAGCAGATCATGGATGAACTGCGCGATATGTCGGAAGCGACGGGGCTAACTGTGTCGGAGTTAATCCGCCGAGCCTTGTCGGACTTCATAAAACAGACTGTTGCTGAGCATGAATGAGTTTGAAAAACGAGTGGCAGCTATGGAAACCTTAGACGCAAAACTTGAAAAAGACTCCGCTAGAGTTAGTCGTGAGTGGGAAGCATTGGGCGGCGTATCTGGGCATGACCTCAAAGCTATAGCTCTTGCTGAGCGGCAAGGTAAAAGAGTGGTTACTATTTTGGCGCAGCATGGATACCACATAGCATGAATGAAGACCTGATAGACGACCACACAGAATTTGCGTTGTCACCGACTGCGTCAGAGGCGCATGTCACGTTGGATATTCCGCCCCAGTTGATATGGGAGTGTGCGGCTGGCTTGGAAGACCCTGCGGCCATAGCCCAACGGTTTGGGTTTGAAGGCGACAAGTGGGAGCGACTGGCGCAGTGGCCACCGTTTATCAGTGCAGTACAGACTCAGCGTGCGGAGTTTGAACGAAACGGGATGACTTTCAGACTCAAGGCCGGTCTTATGGCTGAGGAAATGATGGCCATGATGTTCAAGCAGGCAGTGAGCAACGACAGTACCATTCTCCAGAAGCTCTCGGTGTTTCAAGCACTGACAGATGTGGCTGGACTTAAAGCGCCAAAGAACGACACAAGCAATGTGAACACGGCACCGAAGTTCAGCATTACCATTAACCTTCCGCAGACCACACAACCGATGACCATTGATGGCTAACCTAGTCTACACACCCTCTGCGTCGGTAGTTCCGTTTCTTACCGCAGACAAGTTTGCCAACTTTATTGTGGGGCCAGTGGGTTCGACCAAGACCACGGCGGCGCTCATCAAGATTGGTTATGAGGCTCAGCGTATTGCACCGTCACCGGATGGTATACGTCGTAGCAGGGTGGCCGTTATTCGTAACACCCGCCAGATGTTGTGGGACACGACCATACCGGACTTCATCAAGTGGTATCCAGATGGGGAAGCGGGAATACTGGAGAAGACGAACAGTAAGTTCCAGTTAAAGTTTGACGACGTTGAGTGTGAAGTACTGTTCCGTGGACTGGATGATGCCAATGACGTGCGTCGTCTGCTCTCGTTGCAGTTGACGTTTGGCGTGATGGATGAGTTCCGTGAGATTAACCCAGACATTTACAACGCGCTGACTGGTCGACTGGGTAGATATCCAGACAGGACGATGAACGGGGTTGGTGCGTGTGATGACCACGGTAAACAGATACACAAAGTTTGGGGGGCAACTAACCCGCCGGACATGGATACGTTCTGGGAGAAGATACTTACAGAACCTCCGAAAAACACGCACGTCACCATACAGCCCAGTGGCCTGAGCCAAGAAGCGGACTGGGTGCAGTTCCTACCCGAAGGGTACTACGAGAACTTGTGCGAGGGTAAGTCTGAGGACTGGGTTGATGTGTATGTGCACGGGGATTTTGGTAAATCGCTGTCTGGCCAGCCAGTATTCAGAGCGTTTGATCGGGATACCCACGTGTCCAAGCAGACACTGAACTACATCAAGCTGTCCACGCACCCACTTATCATCGGGATGGATTTCGGGCTTACACCGGCGTGTACCATAAACCAGATCGACATGCAGGGGCGGTTGTTAACTTTTGCTGACCTTGTGTCTGATGGCATGGGCACACTGCGGTTCTGTCGGGAGAAGTTGAAACCTCTGTTGGCCAACAGATTTCCGGGTATGAATGTTCTGATCATCGGAGACCCTGCCGGGCAGCAGCGCGCGCAGACGGACGAGCGGTCAGTGTTTGACATCCTGCGGGCAGAAGGGTTTAGAGTTATCTCAGCCAAGTCAAACAGTGTCGTGGCGCGTATCAATGCAGTCGACAAAATGCTCACTAGAGTTGTGGATGGGAAACCTGCCCATCTAATTGATCCGTGCTGTACAAATTTAATTACTTCCCTTCGCGGCGGATATAGGTATAAAATCCGACAAAACGGCGAGAAGGACGATAAGCCGGAGAAGAATTCCCACTCCCACATTGCTGATGCGCATCAATATGCGTGCCTGCATGCAGACGGTAATGTGACCGGAGACACGTGGCAGAGGAAAGCAGTGGAAGTCAAGAAGATAGACTACGTCTGGTCTTGACACAGTCATTGCGATCTGTTACACCCCCAAACATGTTTAAAGTGTGACGCATATGCAACTTGGATTAAACATTACGAATAGCAATGCGCCGGGAACAATCTCGGCGGGCGGCGGCCTTGTCACTATTAAATCCCTCAAGGCGA